TCAGCACACCCGAGGATTGCCACAGCTATGCGGACTTGCTTGCATACGCAAAAAGCCACGGCTACAAAACAGGCTGGGCATATTTTCAGGCACGAAAGAGAGGAATGATAGCTTGACAGAAGAACACGCAATTCAGAACAAAATCCGTATTGCAATTGCACCATACTGCGATATTTTCCGTATAAATGTAGGTGCAGGCTTTACAAAGGACGGCAGATATTTCAACACGGGAGTTCCGCCCGGATTTTCGGATTTATTCGGTGTCAGAAAATCAGACGGCAGGGCGGTTTTTATCGAGGTTAAAACTCCCAAAGGTAAACCAACCGAAAAGCAGAAAAATTTTATACAAATAATGAGGCTCAACGGTGCTGTTGCAGGAGTATGCAGAAGTGCCGATGATGCGATAGAGTTAATAACAAAGGAGTAAAATTATGGGATTTAAAGCAAATTGGAGCGAGGCGGCACAGCCTGATTCACTCAAGCCCGAGGGCGATTATGAGTGTCTTATAGCAAAGGCAGAGGAGCGTGACTACACTAATTCAAAAGGCGAGGAAAAAACCTGCCTGAACATTTCGTTCGTTATCCGAAACGATGTTGAGCAGGGGTATAAAAACGGATATATCTTCCATACCTTGTGGAAACGCATAGAACCGACCGAGAACGATATGCAGGTAAACGGATACGGCTTTAATCAGGTTATGGCTCTCGGCAAGGCGGCAGGACTTCCCGACGGCAAGGATTACGACAGCCTTGAACAGTTCCTCGGTGAGCTTGTGAAAAAGCCTGTTCGTGTAACCGTTAAGCACGGCGAATGGAACGGCAAAAAAAGAGAAGAAGTCAGCTGGCTCAATCCTACAAAGTATCCGACAGTAAAGCATACCTTCAAACAGTCGCAGAACGGCACGGCAACAGCCTATGCACAGCCACAGCAGAGTTATGCACCTGCACAGACAGCAAATCAGGGCTTTGAAGATATGCCGCTCGATGATGATTTACCGTTCTGATTTTAAAAAATTTCTTCGGGAATTGCATAAAACAATGCAATTTTCACCGTATTTATACCCATATATGGAGGTGAAAAAATGGGCTTTACAAATTTAAACCCAAATAAAAATAAATATTTTGCAGTTCCCGAGGAATTGAAAGGTTATAAAAACTGGGTGTGCTGGCAGTCATATCCAGATCCGAAATCGCACAGCGGAATTTCAAAGAAACCGATAAATCCAAGAACGGGTGGCTTTGCAATGCCGAATAACTCGGACACTTGGTCGGACTTTGAAACGGCAGTCAGAGAATCCGCCAAATATTCGGGCATAGGCTTTATGTTCTCAAATTCACCGTTCTTCGGTGTTGACCTTGACGATATGCCGAATGACATTCAGGACTACCAAAACGGCGGAGCTGACAACATAATCAGCGAGTTTGTGAACACTTTGCAGAGCTACACCGAATTTTCGCAGAGTAAAACAGGCGTGCATATCATCTGCAAGGGAACTCTTCCCGAGGGCAGAAGAAAGGCGAAGAATGATTCGGGCGGTTTTGAAATGTACGAAAACGGCAGATTCTTTGTTGTAACGGGCGACTACTGCTCGGAATATGCCTACATAAACGATTGCACCGAAAGCATAAAGCCGTTACATTCAAAATATCTCGGCAAGGCAACAGAGCCACAGCCACAGCTCCGTAACATTGAGGTTAATCTCAATACGGTTGACGATATCGTAAGGGCTGCCTGCAATGCCAAAAACGGCAATCTTTTCAGAGCCTTATACAGCGGTGATTTTTCGGCTTATGCGTCACAGAGCGAGGCTGATATGGCATTCTGCAATATGCTTGCGTTTTGGTGCGGATGCGACACCGACAAGATGGATTCGATTTTCAGACAATCAGGCTTAATGCGTGACAAGTGGGACAGAAAGCAGTCCGGTACAACCTACGGCATTATAACCCTACAAAAGGCTGTGTCGGGCTGTACGCAGACCTACAACCCAAAACAGCATAACGATTACTCAATTTCAATCGGTGAGGGTAAGGCTGTTCAAGCGGTTGACGAAGAAAAAATGCGTGCCTACACCTTTGACGATATGGGCAACGCCGACAGGTTTGTTGATTTATTCGGCGATAGCGTAAGGTATTGCTACACCGAGAAAAAATGGTACTACTACAATTCTATGAAGTGGTGTGTTGACAATATCGGGGTGGTTTTGCGAATGGCGGACAAAAGCGTTGAGGCTATGAAAGCCGAAGCAAGGCTTTACTTGCAAGCTGATGAAGAGAACGGCGGAGATATGTCAAAAGCATTTGAAAAGCATATGAAAGCAAGCCGTTCAAACAAATCAAAAAAAGCAATGCTCAACGAGGTTGAACACCATATCCCCGTACTTCCGGCACAAATGGATAAATACCGTATGGCATTAAACACCCCAAGCGGAATAATCAACCTTAAAAACGGCGAAGTGAGGGCACACAATCCCGAATATTATTTTACAAAGATAACTTCGGTTGACTGTTCTCAAACGGCAGAGTGTCCCCGTTGGCTTGCATTTCTTGACGATATTTTTGCAGGCGATAAGGAGCTTATTCGCTACATTCAAAAGGCGGTCGGTTACAGCCTGACAGGCTCAACAGCCGAGCAATGTGCATTCTTCCTTTACGGCACGGGACGAAACGGCAAAAGTACATTCATTGATGTTATCCGTGATGTGTTCGGCGATTATGCCGCAAATATTCAACCCGAAACAATTATGGTAAGAAACTCTCAGAGCAGTGCCATAAACAGCGACATTGCACGGTTAAAGGGCGCAAGACTTGTCACCTCGGTTGAGCCGAACGAGGGCGTACGAATTAATGAGGGACTTCTCAAACAGCTTACGGGTGACGATACCGTAACGGCAAGAAAGCTGTACAGTGAGGAATTTGAGTTCAAGCCCGAGTTTAAGCTGTGGATGGCGACAAACCATAAACCGATTATCAGAGGCACCGACACGGGCATATGGCGAAGAATACACATGATACCGTTCAATGTTCAGATTCCCGAGGATAAGGTTGACAAGAACCTTACGCATAAGCTCAAGGCAGAAATGACCGCAATTTTCAAATGGTGTATCGACGGCTGTATTCTGTGGCAGAGAGAGGGTTTGAAAATGCCGTCCGCCGTTCTTCAGACCGTGAGAGAGTACAAGCGTGAAATGGATGTCATTTCCGCCTTTATCGAGGACAGATGTGTGTTAGAGGGTTCGGTTCAGGCAAGCACGCTCTATGCCGCCTATACAAGCTGGGCAGGGGATAACAACGAATATTGTATGTCAAACACCAAATTCAGCACCGAGCTTGCCAAACGATTTGAAAAGGTAAGAGGCAAAAACTATAACTTTTTCAACGGCATTTCACTTTTTAAAGATTGTTGAGGTGGAGGGTGGTGGAG